CAGGGACACCGGATGATCCAGCGGCATTGATCAGGATTTACCGCTATGATTCCGAATCGGATGCATATGTGGAACGCAAACCTGTTTTGAATGTGGTCCACAAATTCAGCACATTGGAAAAATTCGATGCTGAAGTTCGCAAATCATCAGTTGTAAAAGAACAACGCGAATTCCGAATGGAAAACGCGGAACAAAATGGAAACACGATCCGTGGTTATGCCGCCGTTTACAATTCGGATTCCGAATGGATGGGTGGATTCTACGAACAAATTGAAACAGGTGCGTTTGATGAGGTACTGAATGATGACGTTCGTGCCTATTTTAACCACGATGAAAACTTATTATTGGGACGTGTTTCATCAGGAACATTAAGAATCAGCACGGACAAACGCGGTTTGTTTTATGAAGTTGATTTACCAAAAACATCATATGCGAATGATTTAGTGGAATTGATGCAGCGTGGAGACGTGAATCAATCATCATTTGCATTCCTAATTGAAAGAGACCGATGGGAACAACGCGATGGCGTAACTTATCGGATCATTGAGAAAGTATCACGTTTGATCGATGTATCTCCGGTTTCAATGCCGGCTTATCCAAGCGCAACGAGTGAATTGAAAAAACGAGATTTGGAACCTGAAACAAAAGCAGAAGTTGAAACGGCAGCGGATGAACAAACACCCGAATCCAATTCAACTGAATCTGCCAATGTGGATGAATCCGACATTTATTTGTATAAAAGTAAAATTCTAAATTTTTAACACGATGAAAAACATCGAATTGCGCGGCAAACGCGCTGAATTGATCAAGCAAGCAACGAATATCGTTGAGGCTGCTCAAGCAGAAGGACGTTCATTGAACGCAGAAGAAAAAACAAAATTCGACGCAATGGAAGCGGATGCACGTGGCATCAAAGAACAAATTGATGTTCTTGAGCGCACTGCTGAAATGAAAAAAGAATTGGCTGCAAATGCAGAAGTTCGTGAGGCTGCTCCAAAAGCAACACGCAAAGGTGCATTCGAAAAATACCTACGCAACGGTATGGGTTCTTTGAACGCAAACGAGCGTTCAATGATGGCTGAATTACGTGGAACATCAACGCAAGTTGCTGGAACCGATTCATTGGGTGGATTCCTTGTACCGCAAGATTTCAGCAATGAGTTGGATATCGCAACATTGTTCACTGGTGAAGTTGAGCGTCTTGCAAAGAAATTGAACACTGCTGGTGGCGCATTGTTGGATTACCCAACAATTAACGATACCGCAACTGACGCTGGTCTAACAAACGAGGCTGCTGCGGTTACCGTTCAAGATATGACATTCGCAAATGCACAATTGTCTGCATACAACTACGCATCACAAGTTCGTGTTTCAATGCAGTTGTTACAGGATAACGCATTCGATTTGAACGCGTTCCTTGCTGAATCAATGGGTGAAAGAATCGCACGTGCAACAAACGCTGCATTCACAACAGGTAGTGGTTCAAGCCAACCACAGGGGATCATCACCGGTGCAACATTAGGAAACACCGCTGCATCTGCAACGGCAATCGCCGCTGATGACATCCTTGATTTGGTACACAGTTTAGATCCGAGTTACCGCAACAAAGCGTCTTTCGGTTTGATGGCACACGATAACGTGATCGCAGCGATCCGTGCATTGGGTATTGGTTCAAGCAACGATTTCCCAATCTTCATTCCATCAATGGCTGCTGGTGAACCTGACAAATTGTTCGGTTACAACCTATACTACAACAACGATATGGCATCTGCAATCACCACAGGTCAAAAGACCTTGTTGGCGGCTGATTTCAGCAAGTTCGTTGTTCGTACTGCTGGTGGCGTTCAGTTCGTTCGTTTAAATGAGCGTTATATGGACGAATTAGAGGTTGGCTACGTGGCATTTGCCCGTAAGGACTCAAAAGTTCTTGACACTCGCGCCGTCAAATATTTGGCTCAAGCCTAATAGATGAAGGTTAGATTTTTAAAATCAATCACAGGATCAGGATTCCACTACCGCAAACATGCGGTGGTGGATATCCAATCCGAAGAAAGATTGGTTGATTTTCTTAATGCTGGATTTTGTGAAGCGATTGCGGAACCACCGAAAACGCGCGCAAAAAAAGCGGTAAAGAAAACCACTACAAAAGAAACACGATAGAAGATGGCAATTGATATTGTAACGGCGGCCGCATCCGAACCCATCACATTGGCGGAGGCAAAAAACTTTTTGCGCGTTGATCATTCCGATGATGACGCGTTGATTGATGCATTGATTACCGCCGCCCGTCAAATGTGTGAAGAATACACACGGCGCATTTTGGTCACTACAACGGTCGATGAATATTTCGATCAATTTCCGCACAATCATTGGGCGGGACATTCCAATTTGTTGTATTTGTCGCGCGGTCCAGTTACAAGTATTGATTCCGTCAAATACGTGGATGAAATAGGATCAACACAAACGATTTCATCATCGTTATATGTTACGGACCTTATTTCCGAACCGGCACGTGTTCAATCAACTGATGGTTGGACCACGGGCGCGGGCGTTATCAATCAATTGATCGTGCGCTATGTTGTAGGGACTGATGTTTCTGCAATTCCAAAGCCATTGATTCAGGGAATGATGTTGGTCATTTCCGAATTGTACGATCAACGAATGGATCGTGTTCGCCAGTTGCCAACGGCATCGGAATATTTGTGGAACCCATATCGAATTTTCACATTCTAATGATTGATCAATCAGGACAATTGGATCGCAGAATCGTGATCCAAGGCTATACCACCAGCACCGACGCGTTCGGTGAAGTTGTGAAATCATTCACGACATTGGCCACGGTATGGGCAAAGGTTGAGGAAAAAAGCGGAAAAGAAGGTGAAGATGGGAACCAAATAGTTGCGAGTAAAAAGGTGGAATTTTTCATCCGATACCGCAACGATATCAATGAGCAAATGCGCATTGTGTACAACAACGAAACATACAAAATTGAAACTATCCTGAATGCCGATTCACGCAAAGCATTCCAAAGGATCGTGACACGATTTGCGGACTAATGGGAACAACGGCCGAAAGAATGATGTCAGCAAGAAGTTCACGCGGTGGAAACACTGGCGGGGCTTTTATTGGTTTTGATGAAAGGGATATCAAAAAGGAATTTGAACGTGCGTTCAAAGAATTGGAGAATCTACACGATGGGGTGACCACGGCGCAAATTCGCCGCATCGCACGTAAGTCATTGAAACCGATGGTGAAGGCATACAAAGAGGAGGCTAAAGCCAAAAGCAAACGCAATTTCGTTGTTTATCGAAACGGTGGAATTTATGCAGAAATCAAGCCTGGAACACTTTCAAAATCCATGGGGATCATCACAACGAAAGTGAACCGTGGATCAACATTCGCATCATTGCAAGTTGGTCCAAGGGTGAAGCGTTCATTTTCCGATCCTGAAAAGGGCGGATGGTTTGCGCACTTTTTGGAATACGGCTATTTACAGGACGGCGGATATAAAAGTGGAATTCAAGGATTCGCAAGTCGGGCGCGGATGAAAAATTCATCAGGCGTTGGAAACGAATTCAAAAGATTGATGCGTTCATTTTTGAATAAAAAGGTAAAAGCCGCACGGGTATGATAGGAAAGGTTATCAAATACACATTCGACAATGATTCAGCATTGAACACATTGTTTGGTGGGCGCGTTTTTCCTGTTGTTGGCGCACAATCACAAACGACTCCGTTCGCAATCTATGAGGTGGTAAACATCACCACCAGTATGACGAAAGAATCGGATTCGCACATTGATGATATTGATGTCAGGATCACGTTGATTTCAACAAAGTATTCCGACACACAAAACGCCGTTGAATACATTCGCAGTGCATTCGTAAGGATGAACGGAATCATTCAGGGTGTGAAAGTACAATCGTGCATGTTCGAGGGACAACGCGATTTGTTCAGCGATGATGAACGAACATTTGGATCACAAGTTGATCTACAATTTCGGATATCACGCGATTGATTTAGTAATTTGTAAAACGATAAAAAACAAACAAAAATGGCTGCAACAAGCATAATGAATTCAACCGACGTTGTGATTCAAATCAGCGAAGATGGTGGAACGTCTTACGACATCATCGGCCGTGCGACATCGGCATCATTGAGTGTTTCAATGGAAACACGCGATACAACCAACAAAGATTCTGCCGGATGGCAAGAAAATCTTGAAGGATTGAAATCTTGGTCATTGAGTGGTGACGGATTGGTGACCTACTCAATTAGCGGTGACTATGACACACCTGATGATCTGTTCACATTGTTGTCAAACCGCACACAAGTGAAAGTGAAATTCGGTTCTGCAACAAGCGGTGAAATCGACTACACGGGTGACGCATACCTTGTAAGCTACGAACAAGAAGCGGGCGTTGAAGAAAACGTGACGTATTCATTCGGGTTCACAGGAACAGGTGTGTTGACTCAAGCATCAGTTGCTTAATCAACAAAATGATTCGGGGCCGTCCATTGGGCGGTCCCTTTATTACAACAACAACAACAAAACAAAAAACAAATGACACAAATCATTGAAATCGGGGAACGTAAACACCCAATTCGATTCGGATTCAACGCATTGCGTGAATTCAGCCGAATGACTGGAACAACATTGGCAGATTTAGAAAATCTTGGAAACGATATGACATTGGATCAGGCGATTACATTGATGTATTGCGGATTCAAAGACGGCGCACGAAAAGAAAAGGCACCGTTTCGTTATGATGTGGCCGATGTTTCGGATTGGATTGATGAAGATGAGGCGTTGATCGAAAAGGCTTTTGCGGTATTCGAACA